AGATGAGTACAAAAGGCACAAAGCTGATTATCTAAAAGATTTTCAGAAGCCATCTAAGAAAAATTTAGATGATGCTCATAATTTTGCGTATAATCATCCAGAAACAGTAAGCGCTGGTAAGAAGAATAAATCGAAATAAACAATAAAAACATAAAGATGAAAAAATACACGTTTAGTAATTTAGCAGCCACTTGGTGGGCAGAATATCAAGTAGACGGTATGCAGACAACCGATAACCAGAAGGTCTTAGGTATTCGTAGCATGTCAGTAGGAGGAACAGTTAATCCAACTGACATAGACCCAACGATGGCAGCTTTAGGGCTTCCAGTACATTATGGTGTACCTTTTACAGAAGTAGAATGGATCGAATTGGCAACAGCTCAGAATCTCAATCTAGTGATGACTTATGAGAACTTAGCAGGTGTAACAAAGTCAACAGCCTTAACACTGCAAGCAACTCCAACATTCTCACCAGTAGCTGGAGCAGTTCCATGGGGAACAACAGTTACTATAGCATCAGCGTCAGCAGACGCAATCTATTACACTAAAGACGGTAACGTGCCGACAACCGCTTCTACAAACCAAGCAACAACTGCATGCGTTATCAGTGCACCCACTCTAGTTAAAGCAATAGCAACTAAGTCAGGTAAATATAAGAGTGCTGTTGGATCTGCAGCATACACTCAAGCGGCAGCAGCTGCACCCACAGCTATCAATTTCGCAGTAGGAGGAGCAACACCAGTAGGTGGAGTAACAGATCCAGTTGTGCCGGCAGCAGGTGGTACAGACAGTACAGGAGCAGTAACTGGATGGGCAGCCTCAACAGCGAACAAGTTCAAGATCACTGTGACAGATGCGGCCTCAACAGCTTCTACTATAACTATCAACGGAGCAGCATACATCTCAACAGAGGACTATGAAATCGCAGCAGCAACTCCTCTTACAGTAGTTATTACTACAACTAGAGAGAACTACGCAACAACAGTAAGAACTTTGACTGTAGCAGTAACAGCAGCATAATTTGAGCAGCTTTTTCATATATAGGTTTTAATTAGTTTGACAATCACCAGTCTCTGATAGAAATATTGGGGACTGGTTCTTTTACAAATCGAAGAAAATAATCCAGACATATCAATGTCCGAAATACAGAACGAAGCAACAAAGTTATCGCCTGAACAGTATGATCAGATGGTAGCCAAATTACAGATAGAGAAAGCTCTTGCATTAGATGAAGCCTTTAACTCCAAAGACCCTAATGCTATTCTGAAAGCTCAAATATATCTACAACAGCAAAAATCTAAAGTTCAAACTGGAGCCACAAGAGGTTTTATGTTTGATCCCTATGATGCTTCGTTCTCAGGAAACGGATATAAGAGAGATCAGAAAAAAGTAGGGTTTGAGGTTCTAAAGAGAATGGGTAGTCTACATATCGCTAAGATGGTTAAGAAGACCCGTATTGATCAGGTGAAGAACTATCTAAACTTTACTCTTGATGAACAGAAAGAAGGCTACACTATCAGACGTAAGATAGGTTTGTTTGATGAAAGAGATAAAGGGACAAAGAAAGAAGACCAGAAAGAGATAGAGAAGATTGTTAGGTTTATAGAAAACTCTAAACTACAAGCAGAGAAAGATAAGACATCAGCAATCAAATTCGATTCATCAAAGTGGGACATATACGACGATCTAGATGAGTTTGTCAGTATGGTATTAGATGACTCACTGACCTATGATCAGTTGGCTTTTGAATTGCAGAGAAATAGAAGATTTGAACTCATCTCCTACAAAGCTATAGACGCATCTACTATCAGACTTCTTGATACTATCGATAGAAGATACTGGGAAGATGGAGAAAAGAAATATGATCTTCAGATGGGCTTCTTACCTAGATATGCTCAAGTATGGGGGACAGAGATCCAACAGAACCCTCTTACAAAACAAGATATCGTCTATTACCCTTGGGAACTTGGATTCGCAACAAGAAACAAATCAACAGACATCTACAAGAACGGATACGGTGAATCTGAATTAGAGACATTAGTAAATATAGTCACATGGCTGTTATACGGGTTTGAGTACAACGGTAATTTTTTCAAGAACGGTTCTAATCCAAAGGGATTTATTAACATTAAATCAGGTTCAGGTGGACAAGACAGTTTAAACGATTTCAGAGAGATCTGGAGACAGATGATCACTGGTTCTATCAACTCATCTAAGATTCCAGTGTTTGAAGGTATAGATCTTGAATGGACAGATCTTCAGCAGACGAACAAGGACATGGAGTTTAATCTGTGGATCGAGTTTCTGATGATCATGTTCTGTGCAGTGTACACTATTGATCCATCAGAGTTAGGGTTCCAGTTCAAACAAGCATCACAGATGTTTGGTCAAGATGGACAGAAGCAGAGATTAGATCACTCTAAGAATAAGGGACTAAAGCCACTGATGATGTTTCTGCAGAAAGTGATATCAAAATACATAGTATCAGAGATAAACGAAGATTTCGAGTTTGTGTTCACAGGTATAGATCTTGAAGATGATGAAACTAAGATAAAGAACGTAGATGCAGCACTGAAAGCAGGTATCACATCTTTTGAGAAACAGTTTGAAGCATTTGAAGGTGAGAAGTATGATCCCAAGAAACACACTATCTTAAATTCTGTGTTCCAGCAAGCTCAGCAGATGAAAATGTACGGAGGTCAAGAGTCAAATGAAGCAGTAGATGAGCAAACAGGTGAACCAGAAGAAGGACAGCAGAATCCGTTCGATGAGTTTGAAGAGTCAGAGAAATCTGACCCTATTTTAGCTGAGTCACTGAAATACATCAGACAACAGTTTGGACAGTAGTTTATAATCATTATAAATAATAAATATAATTTTTATATCTCAGATATTTTTATTATTTTTACATCATTAAATATCAAAATATTATGAATTTAGAAGACAAAATACAGCAAGAGATCAACGAGCAGAAGATCAGATCAGCATTAACAACAGGTCAGGTACAGAAAGCTGAGAAGTTATTTGATGATGTTGTGTATGAAAAGATCGAAAAGGGAGTTTATATAAATGATGCAGAGAACCGGAAGTTAGGCAGAGTTGGTCAGAAATACGGAGGGGAGAAGAAAGAAAAAGAGTTTCATAGTAAAGAGAAACTCATTGAGCGCTTGATATCTCAAGGAAATAATCCAGATGACGTTAAGAAAATGGTAAATAAATATTATGACTATGTTAAAAGAGTTTACCCCAATTCTACATTAAAGGAAGTTGCAGAAGTTATTAGGACTATATATTAGAGTAATATGAATATACCAATAGTAACTAAAAACAAATGGATAGTTATATCCAACATTCTCTGGATAGTGATAGTCTTTATTCTTGTAGCATTTCCTTCTCATAAATCAAGTGAATATAGAAAGACAGTAAAATCATTAACTCAGCAGAAAGACTCTCTTAAATCAGTTGTATATGAAAGACAGCAGCAGATAAACATTCTCACTGAAACTGTAAAAAGAACAGAGATGAGATTAGATACAGTGAATTTTGTTAATGATATTCTAAAAAATAAAATTTCAAAATATGAAAAGAGCTATAGTAACATCTCTAATATGTCTACTGACGATAACATCAAGTTTATCTCAGAGTATCTATCCAAAGAAGCTGGTAATTAACGGTGATACTTTAGTTGCAGTAACTACGTTACAACTGAAAGGGATAAACAAATTTTTGATAGAGAGAAAGATCTATAAAGAAGCAGTTGCAGAAAGCAACGCCAAGATGACTCAATATTTACAAGATATTGCAATAGCAAACAGACTCAGTGATGACAAAACAAAACTTATAACTCTACAATCAAAACAGATTATAGATCTAAACAAACTCAATTTATTGTCCGATAAACAAGTAGATCTGATGAGAAAAGAGATAAGTAACCAAAAAAGAAAAAAGTTCAGATCAACAGTAATCAGTATAACTGCAACCGCATTAGTCACAGCAACTACAATGTCACTTCTTAAATGAAAGTAGATTTTAAGAGTATGAAACCATCACCAAAGATGGTTGACCCCTGTAGATTTCCTAAAGTAATTCTGCCTCTTGAGAAAGAGATGAAGGATTCTTATGAGTTACAGTTAAACAAGATGGTAGTTGATGTTACTAAATTGATGACAAAACTCAAAAAGTAATTTAATGGCTTACAGTCAAAAGAGAGCAGAAGAGATATCAAAATTAGTAAAAGAAGTAGGTAAAGATGAAGCAGCTAGAAGACTTAATCTAACACATTCTTCATTAAGTTCAGCTATAAGAAGAGCTAGAAGTTTTGGACCAGAGATAAAGAAAAGGGATTTTAATCCAACTGGATTTTTAAAGAGGATAGGTGAGATCTATACAGACAGTGAGTTGCAAGCAATCGCAAACGGAGGTAGGATTCTACCAGGTATTGAGAACGTACCTATCATCTCATTCGAAGGACAGAGAATCAGGATTGGAGCTATAACAGACTCACATATCGGTCATCTGAAATTTTCAGAAGACAGACTATTTCAAGCATTTGAGGAGTTTAGAAAAGAGAAAGTAGATTTTATTACACATTCAGGTGACGTAGTAGACGGGATGTCAAACCATGCAGGACAGATCTATGAATTGAGTCACATAGGGTATGAACAACAGAAAGATTACGCAGTGAAACTTTTCTCTCAGTGGACAGATTCTGAGATCTATGCTATATCTGGTAATCATGACAGATGGTATATTAAGAGTAACGGTGCAAACATAGTGAAAGATATATCTATTCAGTGCCCTAATTTTCACTTTATAGGGCATGATGAAGGGGACATCTCATTAAAAGGGATAACCACATTAAAACTATGGCATGGAGAAGATTCGAGTAGTTATGCTCTTTCATACAGACTGCAGAAGATAGTTGAATCATTAACAGGTGGTGAGAAACCAGGTTTACTTCTATGTGGACACACACATAAGTATGTGAAGATATTTGAGAGAAACATACATACCATGTCAGTTGGCTGTCTAGAAGCTCAGACTAGTTGGATGAGAGGTAAACGACTGGCTGCTGCTGTAGGTTTCAGTATTATAGATGTTTGGTTGGGAACAAAGGGAATTACAAAGATAACTGAAACTTGGCACCCATTTTACACATAGTATGTCTAAGAGTTGGAGAAAAGAAGCAAGAGATAAGAGCAGAAAACCTAGATACGAGGAAGAATTTGATCTGTCTATAATCAGAATTAATAGTCCAATCGAAGGTTATTTGCTTGATTCTATTTTAGAGGATGAAGATTTAGTGTCTGAGGAAAGGAAACTAGTAAATATAAAGAGAAATGATAAAAATAATAAATAATGTAATCCCATTTAAAGGATTTTCAGCTATGACTATATGGCCATTTCTTTTCTGCAGAAAAGAACCAACTCCCTCTACTATTAATCATGAAAACATACACGCTAGACAGCAATTAGAGTGTCTCTTGATACCGTTTTATCTGATCTATTTCGTTGAATGGATATTTAAAGGTTACAAGAATATCTCTTTTGAAAAAGAGGCTTATTCTAATCAAAGTAATAAGGACTATTTACATAGTAGAAAGCTGTTTAATATGTGGAGAAAATGATTTTTTCTACAAATGAAATACAAGAGATATTAAACGTGATAGAATACCATCACGTTTTTACTGCGTCTATAAATCTTGGTGTTGACGTTTTATCAAGAGAAGACAGAGATCTTTTACAGAAAAACAACGTTGATATAAGTGGTTTAAGAAGTAATATGTCTTCATATGATAAATTATATTACTTTGGTAGATTAACCGGTATTTTAAACGATATACAGTCAAAAACAATAAGTTTTCTTGATTTCTTACAGTATATAAAGAGAGGACAGTATATTCCGCTTTCAACAAGAGAAAAGTTTGAATTAGATATAGCAAAACGACAGACTTATACTCATCTGAAGGGGTTGAAAGATAGAGTAAAAACCTCTGTAGAATCATCTATCTTAAAAGAAGAATCGAAAAGAAGAGAAGAGTATGATAAGGCTGTAAAAGAAGGTTTAGAAAAAGGAGTGATAGATAGGAAGTCTGTGTCGTCTATCATAAGTGATATAGGACACCAACTAGATACTTTTAAACATGACTGGGGTAGAATAGTTGAGACAGAGAGCAACAACATTTTTTTACTTGGCAGAGCTATGGAGTATGCAAAGAAAGATGGAGATGATGTATTGGTATATAAAACCGTATATCCGTTAGCCTGCCGTCACTGTATAGAGAAATATTTAACAAACGGAATAGGGAGCAAACCTAGAGTATTCAAATTGTCTGATCTGATAAAGAATGGTACAAACATAGGAAAGAAAGTGAGAGATTGGGTCGCTACATTACTCTCTATCCACCCATTTTGTCGCTGTCTACTTAACAGAGTACCTCCAAGATATGTTTGGAGTGAAGAGAATCAAAGATTTGAGTTACCAAAAACTATAGAAAACAGAGTAGAAAGGAAGAGTAAAGTAAAAACAGTTGTTGGAGAAAAAGTTTTTTGGGTTTGATTTTTAAATTTGAAAAATTATTGTTATTTTTAACAATTAAATCGTATATCACCTTCATTGTCAACAGTAACAACATAAGATTAACATATGACTCATTATAATTTTTTGTTTAGATTGTTTAATTACAATGATTTAGATATACGATTGATCAGTTTCTGGGCAGCTTTCTGTTCTTTGTTTGTAGCATTCGCAAATGATTTCTTAGGCATATCTGCGTTTCTCTTTGCTCTGTTGTTCATCGTGATGATAACAGATTACATCACGGGTCTACAAGCCTCAAAGATCGAAGAGAAGAGAGCCGCTGTAAAAGAAGACAGAAAACCATGCGATGTGTTCAATTCAAAGAAAGGGTTAGGTTGGGTTTTCAAATTTGGATCATACATCGTATTCCTTTCTCTATCATGGTCTTTAAACGAATATATAGTAAAGAACAATCTAGATTTTTTAGTTTATCTGTTTAAAGTTGCTCACTTTTATATTTTGCTACACATTTTCTACTGGGAACTTGTTTCTGTAGATGAGAATTTTAGAAGGATAGGCTGGAAGTTTCAGATATTCAGTTTAGTAGGTAAACTTTTTAAGTCTGTCAAAGACACACTTACTAACGTAGTAAAACCAAAAGGTTTAAAAGATAAATAATGATAATATCGAAGATAAGACAGTTCATGGGATTAGAGTCAGTTGAGGAGAAGATCCAGAGATATGAAGAGATACAGAAATCGTTCGAGGAATCTGATCAAGTTATAGATGAGCTCGCAAAAGATTTCTTTATTGAGAAGAGTCTTAGAGAACAGAGACTGAAAGATCCAGACAATTACACTATACAGGATAAGATCAACGAGAAATTTGAATTGTTTATCAAAGCCCACAAGCAGTCCATAAACAAGGTCAAGAAACAGTATGATTCTCTGAAAAAAGAAAAAGAAGAGATAGAAAAAGATGTAAAAGTAAAAGATTATTTAGATAAATTGCAAAAATCTCTCGCATACTCTAAAATAAAAAAGGCATACCAGAACAATCAGATCTCTCTCGACTCTTTCAACACAGTCATAAAGAGTATAACAAAAGAGGAGAAAACAAAGTATGCAGACTTTATAGTGTTTAATGAGAACAGTGAACTCCTACTGATTAAGAGAGCAAAATGGGAAGATGAAAATCATGGAGCATGGGTGCTTCCAGGTGGACATGTAGATCCAGAAGAAGATTTTGAGACAGCAGCAAAGAGAGAGTTAGTAGAAGAAGCTGGAATATCTGTAGATGAGTGTGACAATGTAGGATCATATGAAGATGAGAAGGCTCATATTGAATACTATCAGACTACTATCAACACAAGAGATAAAGAACCTGTTCTACAATGGGAGGAGGCTAGAGATTATAAGTGGGTGCCTTATAACGAGATCAAAGAAGAACCTATGATCTTCAATATGAGATCTAATGTTATGAAGATTCTTGGACTGGTGAATACTCATAAAGAGATCATCAAGAAAGCTATTTTAGATGGATTAGTTCCAGTTGAGAAGATTATAGAGAAGAGCAGATTAATGCATCATAAATATCTTAGAACAGAGATAGACCACAAAGGAGACAAAAAGTATATTTATGATGATAAGAAACCAGAAGTTAAAAAAGAGGAACCATATACAAACATTGAAAAAGTAAAAAGCTATGCAAAACGAGTTATTGAAGGGATCGATAGTCTTAAACGATTATCACAAGAAGAAGAGCAAGGACGCTTGCTTGGCGGTCAGAGAAATGTTGAAGCAACCATTATCGCTGGAGAAAGCCAAACAACAAGTCCAGAGTATCAGCGAGGCGATTCAAGGAAAGAACAGGAGATTCGATTAAAAAATTATGCCCAACAAGAAGGGATTTGGATTGAAGATTACAGATTTAAGTTTGGTGAAGATAATTATTTAGATAAAGGTGGAGAAGCTGAAGTGTTTTATAATCCAGACGAAGGGATGGTATATAAGATTCATCATTTTCCCTTTGAACAAGAACCATTAAAGTTATTTGATAGAGTTTCTATTCACAATACTCTTTTTCCAGAATCGTTATATGAGGTAGTTGGGTTTACTCATAAAGACGTTTATGGAGATGATGTATTTTCGATTATTTTAAAACAACCATTTGTAGAGAAAGGGAACAGTGTAGTTTCTCAAGAAGAGATGGATGAAGAGATGTCTAAACGAGGTTTTGTTGAGACTGATGGTATGTATATAAATGATGATTATGCAATAGGAGATCTTCATCCAGGCAATGTTTTAAAAGATAAAGATGGTAATTATATTTTTATAGATCCTCTTATTGATATAAATACTCCAGAAGCGGGTTATGGTGGACACAGAAAACTAGGTGAGATCAAAGTATCTATCAGTAAGTCTATACTTGGAGAATATGGTGATAATATTATAGAGTATTTATCAGAGATACTGAGCAAATATGAGTATAAGGACAAATACAAAGACAAGTTAGAGCGATTAGAAGCAAGAAGAACAGATAAGCAGTACACAAAAGAAGAGGCTGATTATGTAGACAATTTTATTGATGGTAACCACCAAGAGGAAAATTCTTGTGACAGATGCGAATACTATAGACCAAAACAGAAAGATAATTGTCAAAGAGTGATAGGCGAAGTTTCTCACAATGGTCACTGCAAGTTCTGGGAGCATACAGACGTAGACAAATCCATCGATTCAGATATTGAGAAGGCTAAGAAATCTCCTGTAGGCACTGTTGTGACACATACAGACGGTAAAACAATGAAGAAAGTCAGTGAGACAGGTAATCCTGATAAAGACTGGCAAGTTGTCAAAAAACAAGGTAATATTGCAAAACAAGAGGAACCATCTACTGATAAAACAAAACAATCTGAACAGAGTGAAGCAAAGAAGAACTTCACTATACAGGAGCTTGGAAAGTATGCAAAAGAAGCATCTGAGGAGAAACTGCAGTCTGTTATCAAGAACTCAGGAAACGAGAATCTAAGACAGGCAGCTCACAACGAGCTACAGCGAAGAGAGAAAGAGGAGCATCCTCAAGAAGAAGAGAAGAAAACAGCAGAATCGAAAAAGAAAACTAAAGAAGATTCTACAGCACAAAGTATAGAGACAGCATTTGAGCAGATGGCAGCTGGAGCAAAGAATGCAGGTGTTATGTCCACATTTGAGAGATTTAAAAAAGGAGATGAAATAGTATTTAACAATCCTGTTGCAGTAGAAGCAGCTAAGAAGTCTGAGTTCTATAACACTGAAGAGCAGAAAGACGGGAGTCTGAAAGTTTTAGGAGTAAAGAATCCAGACACAGGTGAATGGGCTGGAGAAGAGAAAGATAAAAGCACAAAAACAGTTGAAGATAAGAGTGTTCAGACATTATATGATAAGCTCTCTGATAAGTCTTTTAGAAAACTAGATAGAGCTAAACAATACAAATTGATATCTGAGTCAGAAAAAAAGTCAAAAGAAAAAGGAAACAAACTAGAACAGAACTTCTCAGATAAGGAGATAGAAGCTATGGATATCTATGCTAGTCATTCTTATAGAGATATCAATGATTATTTAAGAGGAGATTTAAAAGATGAAGATGAGAACTCAGATTACATCAAGGAACTCAAGAGCACTATAGCTGATATTGATTCTATAATAGACAAACATGAGCTTAAAGAAGATCTAGTAGTGTATAGAGGGCAAGACGCTTCTCATGGAGAGAATGATAATAAAGCATATAAGTCTACGTCACTAGACCCGTATACAGCTTATAATTTTGCAAGAGGAGATAAGCCAGAGATCAAACAATACATCATCCCTAAGGGTACAAAATATGCATACATGGGAGGTGGAGAGAAAGAGGTGATATTTGGAAGAGATCTAGATATGGGTAAATTCCAAACAGAGATAAAAAAATCAGAAGACAACGATATTAACGAAAATAAAGGAGACTATAGAAAATGGCTATAATCAGTAACAAGATGGTTGATCTGTTAAATTACAGGATACAGAAAGAAGAAGAAAGTTCAAGAATCTATAAGGCGATGTCGATATGGCTGGGGTTCAACGGTTTTTCTGGAGCAGAAAAGTTATGGCAGAAATACTCAGATGAAGAGAGAATACATATGGAATGGGCATATTCATATTTACTGGATTTAAATATTAAACCGACTGTACCAAATCAGACAGCACCACAAGGGGAGTTCAAGGGATTATCTCAGATCATAGCGATAAGTTATGAACACGAAACCATAATCACTAATCAGGTGAAAGAGCTGACAAAAGCAGCTCAGGAAGAAGGAGATTTCTTAACTATGGAACTTGGGTTGAGATATTGTAAAGAACAAGTAGAGGAACTGAACAAGATTCAGAATCTGTTAGATCAGTTAGAGTCATTCGGAACTGATAAGATCTCGCTGAGACTACTGGATAACTATATATCTGAGAATTTATTATGAAACAAATAGAACCAGATTTTAATTTTTTCTTACCGATAACCTTTGAGAAAGCCACTACTAAAAAGGGTGAGAAAGTTATGAAGATAAAAGGTATCGCCTCTACTGCAGATCAAGATAGTGAAGGTGAGATCTTAGAACCTGTTGGATTTGATCTTAGTCGCTTTTTATCAATAGGATATCTCAACTACAATCACGGCGCTAAGAATGATGTCTCAAAAATAGTCGGAGAACCAACTGTAGCTAAGATAACTCCAAAAGGAGATCTCTATGTAGAAGGAGTACTCTATAACGGGCACCCTCTTGCTGAATCTATCTGGAACATGGCAGAGACACTTGAAAGAAATGGGTCTAAAAGAAAGATTGGATTTAGTATAGAAGGGAGAGCAACCGAGCGTGATATAGCAAATCCTAAGCGAATCACAAAAGCACTTTTGACAGGTCTTGCTATCACACCTACTCCAGTGAACAGCTCAACATACATGGAATTATGTAAGGGTATACAAGATAGTGACTACATAAACTATGAATATGACCAAGAAGCTATCCTAGAAAAAGCAGAGAAAGAGTCTAAGTATCTGTTTGAGTTTGAGGCTTCTGGAAAACGTTATGGGATTAATAAAAGTTTTCAAGTTGAGGAAATCGATAAGTGTATGGATACAGCAGCTACTGCACCATTAGTTCCAGAGTCATTAGATAAGAAGCCGAAAGTATTAGAACCTGTTATTAAGAAAGCTATTCTAAACGGACTTATTCCTATTGAGAAATTGAATATGATTCAGAAAGCTCTGTCTCACAAGTACATCAGAAAAGAACCAGACGGAAAAGGTGGTTGGAACTATATTTATACAGATAATGAACATATAAGTGAAGATGATATTAATTCTGAGATGTATAGTTTAAGAAAAACTTTTTATAAGAAATTTCCAGTTATGTCTTCAAACCAGAGAACAATAAAAGCTGCGAAAGAAATTTCTAATAAGTTTAAACTTCCTATTAAAGAAATTTTAAAGACTCAAAACCCTGATAATAATATTAAAGGAGATAAGTCTTGGGATAAAGAAGGAAACATTATTAGTTTATAATCGTTTTAAATAAATATCTCATAAAATTTTTATATCTGAAAAATAATTATTAATTTTATGACCTCAAACCGTAATATGTACACTAATATTGTTAACACACGAAACCCCATTGAACATGGACGAAAAGTTAGATAAAGATGAACTCATTAAATCGCTCACTGAGCTGGGGTTCGAACAATCTGAGATCGACGAAGTCATCCTAAAAGGAGAGAAAGAAGATAAATTCTCACCAAAGAAAGAAGAGGATGAAGAGACGATCGATGAAGCCGAAGCCGAATCTGCTGAGAAAAAAGATGGAAAAGAAGATGCAGATGACATGAAGAAATCTTATGACAAGATTATGAACATGAAATCTGAGATCGATAAATCTATGGCTGATTTTTTAGAGAAGTATGGTTGTGCTCCTGGAATCAAAACTCCAGACACAGATCTTGAGAAAGTTAAATCAGAGAAAGAAGACATTCAGAAGTCTGAGGCCAACGATTTTGAGAAAGCATTCGGGAGCAAGTTTGAAACTATAGAGAAAGGTTTAAGCGATCAGTCAAAGATCAACGATGAATTTTTAAAATCTCTTCAGAATATCAGCGAGACAGTAAAGGCGATTGCTGAAACACCTAACCCCTTTAAGGGAGTATTCGGTAATTACAAAGGAAACATTCTAGAGAAAGGTGAGAAAGTAGATGCAAATGGTAAAAGAATTCTCTCACTCAGCAGAGATAAAGAGACAGTTCTAGATGAGTTTGCAAAAGCAGTAGACAAAGTAGACAACGAACAAGACAAGCAATTGATAAGAGATGCGATCAGCACTCTCAATATATCTAATAGGGTGTCTCCACAGAGCATCGAAATTGTAAAGAGCACATTGAATATTGATATTGAAAAATAAATAAAGTATGAACGATAACGTATTATTGAGTGCGCTTTATGACATGAACAATGCAAATGGCACTCCTTCTGAAATTTTAAAAGCCATGATCGCTGGAGATCAGACAGGTAGAGATCTAAACAACACTCTTACTGGTTCACAAGCTCTCAAACCTGAATCTTTAGATCCGGTATTAAAGGCATTGGAGTTTACGATGAAGCAGATCGTATTGATGAAGATGATGCCAAAGAGATCAGTTTATAACACTGTACATGAGTATAACCAGTTGGTTAAATACGGTCAGAACATCGGTATTTTTATGGCTGAAGGTGAAAGGCCAGAGAACACAGATAGCCAGTATCGTAGGAAGTCAATTCTTACCAAATACATGGGTGTTGGAGGTAAGTTGACTCATCAAGCTATGTTGGTTAAGAATGCAGATGGAAAAGACCCTTATACTAGACAAGTAGAGAACAGTCTGTTGTTGCTTGCAAAGTTAATGGACCTTAAACTGTCTGAAGGTAACTCATCTGTAGTGTCAACCGAGTTTGACGGTTTCTTCCGTCAGCATTTGTTAGGTATCAATGAGATCTACGGTGCAACAGCAGGTCTTACTTCTGAACAGTTGTTAGATGGTTATTTTAACGATCCGGCTATTATCAATGCAAATGGTAAAGCTTTGACTGAGACTCATGCTCAAGAAGCAGCTCATACTATCGTCAATGATCGTTATGGAGAATGTACTACTCTTATCACTAATCCTACTGTACTGAAGGACTTCAATGCAAGGTTCTACGAGAAACAGAGAATCCTGTTAGGAACAGCTGCTATCAACGGAATGACTGCTGGACAGAGTGTAAACAGTTTGAAACTGCAGTTTGGTGATACTCCAATGGAATCAGATGTATTCTTTGATCGTAGAGAAGCTATCGCTTACAACAGAGCAGCCACTTCAGCTAAAGCTCCTGCAACTCCAACTACTCCAACTCTTACTCCTGTATCAGCTGATACTAAGAATAAGTTTGGTAGTGCACATGCTGGTGGTTATTTTTATGTGGTAACAGCCAAGAACCAGTATGGTGAATCAGCTCCTTTGGCTATCAACACCACTATTCAGGCAGTAGCAGCAACTGAATCTTTGGATCTAACTTTCGTGTCAGGTGGTGGTTCATACCCAGCTACTGGTTATGTTGTCTATCGTACAACTAAGAACACAGCAGTCTATACTACTGCTAAATACTATCCTATTTTTGAGATCTCTATTGCAGATCTTGCAGCAGGATGGGATGGAGCTTCTCCTCTTGGAGTACGCGATAGGAACAGGTTTATTGCTGGAACTCATTCAGCTATCTTGGGTGATTTTACAGATCAGATGTGGGAATATATCCAGTTGATGCCTACAAGCAAAGTTGAGTTTGCTCTTACAACTCTAGCAAAAGAGTATGCGATCGTTAATTATGGATCTCCAGTCTTATATCAGCCTGGAAAGATTGGTCGCATAATTAATATAGGAGCTGATATTACAGCATAGTTAAAATTAAGTCAGTATAGGTGAGGAGAGGTTAAATCTCTTCTCACTTTTGTTTTAAATCAATAACAAATCGTATATATGAAAATCACAACTATTCCAGCTTTTTTTGGACAAACAGTAACAATCACAGACGGTAAAGAAGTAAAGTTCGACCATACAGGAACTTGTGAAGTAGCAGATAAACTAGGTTTGCAACTACTAGAGAAGTATCCTACATGGGTTTTTTCAGGGAGTAAGAAAAAAGAAACAGATACATCTGTACAACAGGAGATTAATCAGGAGCTAGTAAATAGATTAGAAGGTGAGATATACTCTCTTAAACAGGCTCTCAATGAACAGAAAGAAGCAAAAACAAATGTAGAGAGGGATCTGATTGAGTGGCAGAATAAGATAGGAGAGTTGGTAGCAAAGGCAGAGAAAGCAGAGGAAGCATACAGAAACCAGAAGATATCTCATGATGAACAGGTAAAAGGGTTAGAGCTCAAGATCGAGCTGATGAACTCCTCTGCTGCAGATCTGAAGAAACTATGTGAAGATTCTGGTTATGA